AGTAGCTCGGCCAGCGCGGCGGTGTCGTTGGTGCCGAGCTCGCTGGTGCGGTTGTCGGCGGCGACGATGCGTGCGGCGGTGTCGTCGTCGACGTCGACCCAGTAGACGGTGACTTCGTACCAGCGGGGATCGTTGGGGTAGTGCTCGGCCAGGTCGCGTATGGCCATGAGCGTGTGGTTGCCTGCCAGGACTTCGTAGGGGCGGCCGGTGTAGGTGCCGATGTTGCCGCAGACGGGTTTGTACTGGCCGTGGGCCTTGAGGCTGGCGGCGATGGCGGCGGTGTCGCCGCGCCGGGGGTTCTGGTGGAAGGTGCGCAGCTGGTCGGGCCGGGTGCGGGTGGTGGTGCCGACGAGCCCGCCGGGTGCGAACGGCGATGTCTTTGCGGAGGCCATGGGGTGAGCATAGAGCAGTCTCTTGCACAATGCAGCTATGTTGACGTATTGTCACTGTCAGAGCCGGTCGCCGGGGTCGGTACCAGGGGTGGAAGTTTTAGAGACAGGTTGCGCTCTCGGGAAACACGGTCCTGGTCATCACTCTTGACAATGCCGCCGTGTGCCCGTATTGTTCTCTGTGTACGGCGGGACCGGCCCGCCACGACAGACAGGACAGACCAATGGCCACCACCGTCACCTTCGCCGCCACCGTCGGGGACCGCACCGAGACCCGCACCAGCGGCACCATGCCCTACGTCGCGGTCAGCGCCATCGTCGACGACAAGGGCGTGGGTGCCGTGTTCAGCTGGCACAAGACCTACGCCGCCGCCCACCAGGCCGCGCGTACCGGATACACCGCCCAAGTCGCCCTGAGCAACGGCAAGCGCGCGGTCGTGCTGCCCGCGACACCGACCAAGGTCAACGGCAAGGTGACCGACGAGTTCCAGGCGCTGGCGACCACGGGCTGGGGCGACATTCCCGCCGAGGTCATGGCCAAAGTCATCGCCAGCAAGACCGCCAAGGCTGACGCCACTGACGCCCCCGCGGTCAAGACGGCCAAGGCACACCGCGACGCCATGGACGTGTTCATCGCGGCCAAGGCACCCCGGGTCGTCCCGACGGCCACCGCAGCCGACAAGGACGAGATCAAGTCCGACGTCAAGACCATCGACGCCGACGCCAAGAAGACCGCCCGCCGCGAGCGTAGGGCCGCCCGTCGCGCCGCCGAGACCACCGAGGCCAAGGAGGCCCGGTTGGCCAAGCGTCGCACCGCCCGCAAGGCGCGCAAGGCGCGCAAGGCAGCCGCTCAGTAACACCCCGACCGGGGCCCGGGACCGCTCTCCCGGGCCCCACCTGCCCAACGGAGGTACCGACATGCGTAGATCACTGGCCTACGAGGCCCTGAACAGGCCCTGGCGGCTGCCGTTGGTGTTGCGGGCAGTACGGCTCGGCCGGGCCCGCCAACGGACTGTAAACGTCGATCTGGTGGACTTCTGGGCCGACCTGGCCGCAGCCCGCCGCCACGACGCCGCCACGGCGCTGCTGGGCAACATACCGCCCTGGCAGCGGCACATGGTCGAGCACCGTGGGAACTTTGGCCACCTGCTGGAACAGGCTGCCAACGCTCCCGACCTCGTGCTCTCCGTTCTATACCCAGGACGTTCAAATTCCGGCATTATGGCAAGATGAAGGTGAGTTATGAATAACAATTTTGTAATTCTCGGCCTGCATCTTTTGTTAGTCGGTGCCGGGTGGTTGTTCGTTGTTCGCCTACGCCCCGCTGCCGCTCGAGCGCGTGCAGAGCGAGACGCCCTCGAGATTCGTGACACCCTCGTCGATGCCATGTTGTCGGGAGACATCGACCGTGACAACCCGCGTGCTCGCGACGCCATCAAGTTTTGTGACTCGCTGGCGAGCAACGCTTCCAGCGTCAAGTTGCTGCCGGCGGTCGGCGCTCTGCGCGCCTTGCGCGGCGCTGGTGTCGACATCGAGTTGATGGGCATCACCGAGGATGGGCGGTGACTGCGTCGTGGGCGGCCATTGCGGCCCTGGCCATCGGTAGCGCGGGCCTGTCGCTGGCCCGCAGCCGCGCCGGTGAGACGTTTTTCGCCGTCATCATCGTCACCGCCCTGTTCTGGCTGGTAGGCGGTGTATTTCTGGCCTCTTGACAATGCCGCCATGTAGCCGTATTGTCATTCATGTACAGCGGGACCGGCCCGCTACGGCAGACAGGACACCATCATGGGCACCAACATCTCGATCATCGTCGGCACCGCGACCGACGCCACCGGTCACCACGTCAGCGGCACCTTCGACCTATTCCGCAGCAGCGAGTCGCCGGTGTTCGACGTCATGGTCGACCTGGCCAACGACGATCTTGCGATCTGGGGCGATGTCGATCACTCCAACATCGTCTGGGATACCATCACGCCGACCATGGTTCTGGGCACCGCGCTGAACCTGCGCACCATGGACCACGACCGTGTCGTGGTCGTCGACCTGGACAACACCGATGGACGCCACGTGCTGCGGGCGTTCACCTGGGCAAACGGGGGTGACCAGCCCGACCTGACCGACTAGCACGACCGGGGCCGGGGGCGCTGTCGCCCCCGGCCCCGTCTTCTGGACAAGACGTCAACAAAGCTGTATTGTCATTCATGTACGGCGGGACCGGCCCGCTGACGCGACACCCCTAGGAGGGGCACCATGGGACACAATCTGGACATCACCGACGGCAAGGCCAACTTCGCCGACAGCCGCACCGACGCCTGGCACCAGCTGGGCCAGCAGGTCGGCCACGCCATGACCGTCAGCGAGGCGCTGGAAGCCGCGCACATGACCGGCTGGAACGTGCGCACCGTGCCGCACCGCGCCGACGTCGCCACCCGGCACGACGCCGACGGCCAACTGCTGGACGTCCAGCCCGACCCCGTCATGGTCGACGTGCCCAACGAGTTCGTCATTTTGCGGACCAACCCGCATACCAAGGCCCCGCAGGCCCTGGGCACCGTCGGCCGCTGGTGGAAGCCCTTCCAGAACGAGGCGACCACGCCGCTGCTGGCCGACATCACCGAGTCATCCGGCGCGCACATCGAAACCATCGGTGCGCTGGACGAAGGCCGCAAGACCTTCGCCACGATGCTGCTGCCCGACCACATGGAACTCACCGCGCCCAACGGGTTCCGCGACGTGACGCAGCTGTACCTGGCGATCTTCAACAACCACGACGGCAAGGGCGCGCTCCGGGCGCTGATCAGCCCGACGCGGGTCGTGTGCGCCAACACCCAGCGCATCGCCGAGGCCAATGCCGTCAGCGAAGTCAAGATCAGGCACACCGGCGACATGGACATCAAGATGACCGAGGTGCGCCGCCTGCTGGGTCTGACGTTCAAGTACCAGGAGACGTTCGCCACCGAGATGGAAGCCATGTCGCGGCGCGAGCGGGACGACGTCTGGGTGCGCCAGGCGCTGAACGAGGTGTTCGGTGCTGACGACGCCGACACCGACAAGCAGCGCGCCAACCGGCTGCACACCGCCGGGCTGGTCATGGAGGTCTACCGCAAGGACGACACCGTGAACATGTGGCAGGGCACCCAGTTCGGCGCGTACAACGCTGTGACGCGGTACCTGGACCACTACATGCCCGTGGGCGGTGCAACCACCCGGCGCAAGGGCAACGACGCCGACAAACGCGCACAGCGCACCCTGTTGTCGTCCAGCGTCAACGAGCTGAAAGCGCGTGCGTTCACGGTGCTGTCCGCGGTGTAATGACCGGGTGCCGGGCGGTTGGGGTGCTCCCCCAGTGCACCCGCCCGGCACCCCCAAGGGCTGGTAGCTCAAGTCCCCGGACTAGAGCGGCGGTGCGCCGCAGATGCGGGTTCGAGTCCCGTCCAGTCCACGTACGACCCAACAACCAACGACAGGAGACCTACCATGGCCGACTACGACGACGAGCGCGCCCAGGCCGAGCTGGACGAGGCAGTCCGACAGGAAGCCACCTCCCGCAAACGGACGACCGAAGGGCACGCAGTGGCCGCGCCTGTGACGCCGTCACAGCTGTTACATCAGGCCGCCGAGGCTGAGCGCGCCGCACAGCATTTTCGCGCCCAGGCGGCGCTCATGGCCCATGCAATGGAAGAAGCACGACGGCCGGTCGAACCCGACGCCAGCGAGGGCGCGGTCTATGTGGCGTTCAGCAAGTACCAGTCCGGCCGCGAGTACGCCTACGCCGCTGTGGGCTGGGCGGTCGGCCGCCAACAGCGCTGGGCCATCACTCGTCTGCACGGCAGCGACGGCCCGACGCGGTACAACTGGGCCGCCCTGCTGCAATTCATGGGCGAGGCCAACTGGGGCACGCTGCAACTGCTGGCCCCGCACGGTGACCCGCTGGTGCCCGCGGGCAACGAACCGCCCGCGGTCGAGGTCATGGGCAATTATGGCCGCGTCGTCGGCACGCGCGCGCAGCCCTTCGCCGGGCCGGGTCTGTACGGCGACACGGACAACGGGCACAGCGCGGATCTTTGGTAACGCACAGCAGAACGCCCCCGGTGCAATGTCAACCGGGGGCGTTCTATCGTCGGGGGTTACTGCGGGGCGTCTTCGCCGCCGTCCACGGGCACGTTGGGGACGATGTCGGCAAGCCCGGCCGACAGGGTCTTGATCTCTGCGACCAGCGCCGGGTCGGCCTGGTCCCCCACCTGTGCCAGCAGCTCGTCGAGCTTGGCCGGAATCTCGGTGGACGCCTCGGTGAGCTGGGCCTTGATGGTGGCGAGCTCGTCGTTTGTTGCCATGTCTTCCTCCAGTGATTGTCGGGTGGTGCGGTCGATGCGCCGCAGCACGTGGTGCATCGCGCGCAGTTCAGCGCCGATGTCGACAAACCCGGCCCCGAACCACATACGAGCATCGTACTCCCGACCGTACTCTTGACAATGCCGCCGTATGCCCGTATTGTTGTCTTTGTTCGGCGGGACCGGCCCGCCACCCACCCCCAGGGGGTCACCATGACCGTTTCCACCGCCACCGCCATCCGCACCATCGAGCTGGGCGCGGTCGTGGACTTCCGCGACGGCGTGCAGACGTTCCGCGGTGTCGTGGTCGAGCAGGGCCTGACCCATCGGAACGACGGGTTCGTGCACGACTACCCGGCGAACGTGCCGTGCCTGGTGGTGCGCGTCCATGCCCGCGAATACCGGGTGCTGGCGTCGCAGCTGGTGCACGTGCACGGCGTGCAGGTGTGCCAAGAAGGCCGCGTGTTCTGCCGCTGCTGCATCTAGCAGCGCGACCGGCGGCATCTAGACAATGCCGCCGGTCTACCGTATTGTCACAGTCGTTAGGCGGGACAGGCCCGCCGGAAAGTGGTCACCATGACCGACACCATCACCGCCAAGGAACTGACCCAGGGCCGGGTGTTCCGCATCCGCGACGACCGGCGCGACTTCCTGCGCATGGTGCACAGCATCCGCGCCTACCGCGAGCACGGCATGCTCTACGTGCTGGTCGAGTGGACCCGGCCGGACAGCTTCGACGTCGCCGGGGCACTGACCTTGGTCGCGGATATGCACGTGGACGTCGTCGAGCCCGTCACCGATGACGAAGTGCTGGACCTGCTGGGCAATCTCGACCCCGACGGCGACGTGCTGCGGGTGTTCCGTTACGGAAGGACGTACTACGCATGAAGCTGTTCGACGCGGTGACCGGGGGCGCGCCCCTGGTGGACCTGGCCGGGCGGGCCGTGTCCGCGCTGGAAGGCGCGGCCAGTGCTCTGGGCAGGATTGCCCATAATGCCGAGCTGATCGGCGCGGCCATGCACGTGGCCAGCCAGCAGGCACAGCCGCCCAGGCACGGCGGTGTTGTGGTCTGCAGCGAATGCGACGAGGTTGGCCGTCTGCGGTGCAGCGCACACGGCCCCGACGCGCCCAGGGCCTGGACTGATCGCCCGCCGGTACGCGCGCACATCGACGTCGGCTGCGACGTCAAACCGCCCGACGCGCCGTCCTACGACACCGCCTGGTGTGCCACCCACAACGTTCATATCCCGCTGTCATGAGCAGGCCAACGAACAACGGTCCCGTGTGTCGATGGTGCGGACGTGACGAGATTTTCTGCATGGACGCGCCGTGCGCCGGACGCCTGACTTACCGCCCTGCCCTGCAGGGACGTCACGGCACCGGCCAGCCCGCCAGCACGACGTTCGGTGTGGCTGACGTGGTGATCATGGTGGACGGCCAGGACCACCTGTTCTTCCACAGGGTCGAGGCCGCAGCCAAGGCGCTGGGGGCCACCGCGCGCACGCCGGTGCCCATCCGCAGCGTCACCGTCATCGACATGGGCAGCGGCCTGACGTCCCAGTGGCGCGACAACGACTGGGACGCAGAGCGATGACCACACCTGAGACGCCGGGGTGGCACGAGCTGCACTACGAGCTTATGGGCGTGACCGAACCCTCCCGGCCGCCGTACCCGCTGGGGTCCGCGGAGCTGCGCCAGCACGTGCGGTACATGGTCGAGCTGTCCCAGATGACCGGCATGCAGCGGGCCCGGGTGGACAGCTGGAACCTGTGGATGAGGCGCTGGACATGATCACCTGGGAACTGATCTTCGGGGTGCTGGGTGGGGCAGCGGGTGTCGCCACCGTTGCCGCGGTGTTGCCCACCGCCTGCAGGTACGGCGTGGTAGGCATGTTCTCCGACAGCCACCGTGCCCGTCAGGACAAGTTGATGGCCGAACTCGCCACCGCCGAAGCGCAGCTGCACAGGGCAATCAGGGCCAGTGTGCCCCAGCCCGGCGTCGGACTACCCGACGCCGACGGCAGCATGACCTATTGCGAATGGCACGACGACCTGGTGCCGGTCGCTGACATGGTGTGGGCCAACTGGGGCAGCGAATACGTCTGCAGGCCCTGTGCCGAGCGCCACGACATGGAAGTGCCCGCACCGCCGCCAGAACGTCCCAAAGGGCTGCGTAATCCCGCGCCGTCGAGGGCGTTTGCGTTCGTCAGTACAGACCCTGAACCTTTCGCCGCGGGCGTGCACCGTGACGGCCGCCGGTGGGCGCTGTTCCAGACCCAGCAGGGCGCACGCACCTGGGTCGACCAGCAACAGCGCCACGACGACGGCGTGACTGTCATCATGGCCAGCGAGGGCAAGTATTGGCGCTGCGAGGTCTACCCAGCGGGCACCACGCTCAAGGACGTCGACCCTGACAGTCTGGCGGGCCGGGTCATGGCCAAGCAGCAGGCCGACGCCGAGGATCCCTGGGCCATGGAACAGGCCCTGCGTCGGGAAGACCGGCCGCCGCACGACCCCAACTGCCCCGGGTTGCACCAGGTCGACGTCATGGGCCAGGTGGTGGCCTGCGAACGCGACGACAAGGCCACTGAGCTGGCCAGGGTCATCGGCATGGACGGCCACCACACGGCCGATTGCAACTGCGAACAGTGCACCGGCGTCGACGACTGGGGACGCAGCACGGGGGTGACCGGGTGACCAGCGTTCAGCGCAAGTTTTTCCGGCAGCTGCGCCGCATGGGCCTGCAGGTCGTCGTCCGCAGCGGTCATTGCAAAGTGCTCGACGCCGACGGTAACTACCTGCTGACCACGTCGGGCACGCCCAAGTGCCCCGAGAACCAGATCAACGAGCTACGGCGTGACCTGCGCCGATACCACGGAATCGAGGTGCCCTGATGGGCCGCCATGACCGCAAACTGAGCGCTCTGACGTTTAACCCTGGCGGGTTTTACACGCAGCCGTTGCGGGTGCGCGACGTCGCTGACGACTACACCCCGACGCACAGCGTCAGTCGCTTCCCCGACACCATGCCCGATACCATCTGGCCAGGCCTGGTGCTGTGGGACTTGCCCGCCGGAGGCACCGTGCGCCGGTGGGAAGACCTGACTGACGCGACGATCAACGGCGTCAGCGTCGCTGACATGAACCCGCGCGGCACCGCCGACTACCGGCGGGTCACCGCGGCGACGTCGCCGGTATGGGTCGAGTTCTGCGACGACCACGACAAGCCGCTCGCGCAAGTGTCGATGACCGCACGGTGCGTCGACGCCATGCGTGCCGGTAACTGGCGGATCGTCGACTGATGGCCAAGCTGAACCTCGACAGCGGTGGCCGGGTCATACGGGCCCGCGTCGACCGCGCCACGGCGTGCCGGTACGAGAAGTCCGGCCGCATCATCCTGGTGGCCGACAACGGGGACTTCGACGCGGCGCAGGACGCGCTCGACAAGTTGCGATCCGAAGTAGAGAGAAAGGGCTGACATGGCACGTCACGACATGGAAGTGATGTTCGCAGAGCGCGACATTCGCCGGACCAACAGCTTCGTCGAGGCCGCGGGTCGTCGCGGTCGACGCTGGCGACGCAAGGACCCCGGCGAGACGGTGGCGTTTGCCACCGTGCTGGTACGCGCCAGGGGCGGTTACGACGGCCGACACCGGCGGGACGACTAGTGATGCGCAACATTCAGCACGACATGGACCTGGGCAAACAGCTGCGCAAGGCCTACGCCGACCACGACGACTGCGTGCGGGGTGGCCGCCTGGCCGAGGCGCGCTACGTGCTGGACCTGATCTGGCTGATGTGGAATGCCTACCTGGACGGCCTGCCCGAGCCCTGGTCGAATTACCGCCCGATGGTCCGCGAGGAGTTCGGCTGACGGGGTATACCTGACCCATGAGCAAGCCACGGGTGGAAGCCGGACGCGGCCGGTCGTCGCACGGGCCGTCGATCAAGGCCCCGAAGATGTACGAGGCCCTGCGTCGCAAGGGCTACAGCAAGTCCAAGGCCGCGCGCATCAGCAATGCCGCCGCCAACGGCACGCTGGACCGCGGGCACCGGGGCGGGCGTAAGGGCAAGTTCGGGCTGAGCCGGTCGTCAGCGCGGCCGGTGCGCGGTGGTCACAGCCGGGGCCGTGCCAGCAGCCGCGCGGGACGTGTCACACGCGGCCACGGTGGCCGCCGTCGATAACTGGAATAACTCGGTTATCTCAGGCAGTCCGCGGGCCCGGCGCGTGGCGTTGTAGCGGCACAGTCGGCAGCTGGTCTTGCCCGTCGACGGGTCGGTGTAGGTGTTGTACCGGTCCATGACGTGGCCCGCCCGACGGCACACGCGCACGGGTTCGCCGACCATGGCGGCGTCGATCATCCGATCTCGCTGGGCTTTCATCTCGGTGGCCATGACGCTGGCCTCGGCCAGGTCGACGGTGCGCACGTGGAGTTCGTGCTGGGTCAGCCGCAGTTCCTCGGCAAAGGTGTTGGCCTCGCGGAAGAATAGCCGGAAGGCTTTGGTGGCCGGATCGGCCAGCAGCGTGCGCACGGCGCGCAGGCTGCAGCGCAGGCGGTCGGCAATGTCGTCGGCGCTGTAGCCGTCTTCACGCAGGGCGGCTACCACCCAGGCCTTGTCGAACTTGGACGCCAGCGTGCGGATAGGCCGGGGCTGGGCCAGCACGGCGGCCACCAGCTGCATGTCGGGCTGCCACTGCTTGCCGTCGGGGTCTGTGGGGTCAGGTGCGTCGTCGTCGACGCCGCAGTGTGCGCAGCAGGTCACCGTGCCCCCAACGTGTCGCGGTAGCGCCAGCGGGCGGCCAGGTTCCACCGCCGTGGCAGGCTGGCGCACGGACCGTCGGCGTGGAAGTTGCGGCGGCACCGCCAGCCGCGGGGCTGCGGTATGCGGCACGGGGCCGGACGACCGCGCCAGTTGTCGAACTGCAGCCAGCTGGTGTCCGGCGGGGGTAGACGCATGCCGCCGTCCTTGCCGACTTCCATGTCACGTCCCACCTGTTCAGTTGCGCGCCAGGCGATGACGGGGAACAGCTCATCGCAGGCTTCGACCACCATGGCGTCGAGCAGGCCGTCCACCGCGTCGATGACGCCGCTGTAGGTGCCGTCGCCGGACCACCAGGCGTCCCGGGCGTCGCTGAGCCGCTCAGCAGCGGCGTAGGTGGCCGGACGCATCACCGGACGGGCACCGCCATGGACGACCGCCCGGGGTCCAGCGCTGTGACTGCCTGAGCACGCCACCAGTCCTTGGCCATCTCGTTGGTCAGCCACTGCGTGGCCTCGGCGGTCTGTTCGGGCGTCCAGTCGTCGCTGTGGGTGTACCGCAGCTCGCCGGGCGGCGGGCCGTACCGGCTGTGTTCGGTGATGACCGGCCGGGCCTGCTGCAGTGGCCCCCGGTCCGGGTCGTACTGGCGCTGGTCGGCCGACGCATTCAGCCCGTCGACGAATGCCCGGCCCTGGTCGGCCAGACGGGCAGTTTCGTCCAGGCCGGGGCCGACGGCACCGCGACGGCGGCCCACTACGGGGTGCCTCCGACGTTGCACCCGTCAGCGGCCGCGACCTTCTGGGCTGCGCCGTCGAGACCCGGCCGCGGAGCGTCGTTGTCGGCGTCGATCTTGCGCTGGATGACGAAACAGTCCTTGGCCTCGCGCAACTTGCGCAGTCCGGCCGTCAGCTCGGGGCCATCGTTGAGGACCACGCACATATCGGCGGCCAGCTTCCAGACGGCCTCGCTCACCTGCAGCATGTACGGGGGCAGGTTGGGGTTCGGTATCAGCGTTTCCAGCAGGTGCGTGGTGGCGGGGTTCCGGGGCATGAGCCCGATGCTAGCCCAGCCGCCGCGCTGACGACCACGTTCGCCACAGACCGCGCAACGCCCTGGCCCACACGTACACCAGCCCGACGAACACCACCGCGTCACCCAGCGTGCCAAAGTTCATGAACCACAGCGGCAGCGTCAGCACCAGCGTGAAGACATCGCGGTCGCGGTAGTGGGTCACGTCAGGTCGCACCCGCAGAACGGGGTGTGCTGGCTGTGGCCGCCGTCAGCGTCGGTCGGCCGGGCTAGGGACATAAGTCCGACAATTGACACCAGGTGGTGCGCGATCAGCTGCCCTTCGGCCGTCTGCTGGTGGGGCATGGCGGCCAGCTGCGCCGTGCACACTTCGGTCAGCACGTCGGGCATCCACATGTGGGGCACGGGCGCTTCTGTTGTCCGTTTGCGCTCGAACGGCACAGCGTCCTTGACCTTGCGTTTTACCGCCTGGCCCAGTTGTTGGCGGCGTATTCTGGCCCGCTGGCTGACCGCGCGCGTGGTCGCTGTGTCGGCCCGGGTGGGCACGGCGTCGGTCACTGGGGTGGATCCACTTCGTGGGCCTCGGACAACTGGACAAATGGCCCATACCGCTCGCGCGGCGTGGCAAAGCCCCACGCACGCACGCCGTTGTCGCCCTGTTCGTCGGTCATGCACAGCCAGTCGTGCTGGTCGGCGTCGTAGGTCCACACGTCACCGTCCTTGTCGACCCACTGGCGGCCGTCGGCGTGATCGTCGGTCAGCATGGGCACGATGTCGCCGTGCAGCCCCATGCGCACCAGATCGCGCTGCCCTTCGGTCAGGTCGGCGTCGCTGACGGCGTCGACGGGCAGCACCGGCGGGTTCTGGTACGCCGCTGCGGCGTCCATGGCGTCGTCGCTGGGCGGCCCGTTCATGTCCGGCCAGCGGTCGCCCAGCCAGGTGGCCAGCTCGGTGTGCTCGGTGGGGCGCTGGGCTTCTTCGGCCTTGGCCATGGATGTGAACCACCCCAGCCAGTGCTGCCACCGCGCCGACCACGTCCAGGCAATACCCTGTTCGATGGTCTGGACCTCGTGGAACGAGTCATACGGCATGGCGTAGTCACGGACAGGCAGCGACGTTTCACCCCGGCCGACGGTGATGGTCCACCGCACGCCGACGCGGTCGCGCACGGTGATGGGCAGCAGTTCAGCGTCCAGGCCGTTCATAGTCAGCCACGCGGTGGCACGGGCGGCACACTGCGCCTGCAGCTGTTCTACCTCGTCGTCAGTGGCCAGCGGCGGCACCGACAGCGTGGCGGTGTAGACCTCCCACAGGTTGGCCACCACGGCCACGTCAGTCGATGTTGGACCAATCGTCGGTGTCGTCGGCTGGGGGCCAGTCGTCGGGGTCTGGGCTACCAGCTTGGTCAGCAGGCTGCCCCACTGTCGGCCCTGCAGCCACCGTGTCCAGGTCGGGCGGTGCCCAGCTGCCGTCGGGTCCAGCGAAGGGCGGGCTGTCGACGGTGTCGACGTCGAGGGGTTCGGCGGCAGCATCGCTGCCAGCTTCGCCTGCACGTCGGACGGCGGGATCGTATGACGTTCCACGAAGAATCTCCTTGAGGGTGTTGGGACTGATGGCAGCGATGAGGTCGGCCGCACGCTGGCTGAACTCCTGCTGGCTGGGGCCGGTGGCCACCCGCACGGGCGCGTACAGGCCCAGCAGCTTGGCTTCGTGGTCGAGGCCCTTGAGGATCGACGCGGCCGCGTCCTTGTCGCCGGTCAGCATGGCGCGGTAGTTGGCCGTGCGCATGTCGCGGATGACCGCACGCTGGGTGTTGATGATCGACTCGATGTCTTCACCGCCGACGCGGGCCTTGGCCCAGGCGACGTCCTGGCGCACCGTCGACGGGCTGATCTTGAAGTGCGTCGCAATGGCGGTGTACGTCATACCGCCATTGCGCAGCGACAGGGCCTGCATGCGCCGCTCGTACAACGGCTCGTCGACGTCGAACTCGTCGCCGTCGTCATCGGGGTACATCACGGCCACGGTCACGGTTGCGCCTCCACCCATGGACAGCCTGACAGGTGCATCGGTTCGTCGGCAGGGCACGTGCACGCGGGCCACCGGCAGTCACACACGCCACCGTGGTCCCGAATGGTGCACATGACGTTGTGGCCGGGGTAGTCGTCGGGCATCGGTAGCTCAATCACGGTCTTGACCGGGATATGGCCGTGCACGGGGCAACCCGTCGCAATCAGCAGCCCGCCTGGCTGCGGGCACCAGCACACGCTGTTCAGCGGCTTGAGCGAACACCCGTCAGCATGGGCACCGATGATGCCCTGTCGGCAGTCGGGGCAGGTCACCTCGGGCAATATGACGGGTTCGGCCAGCCAGGCATTCAGCACGTCGCGCAGGTGACGCACCGACCCATGGCTGAGCTCGGTGGTGATGACGTTGCGGCCGTCCATGGTCACCGCCGGGCCTGGCTTGACCAGCTCGACGACCAGGCCCATGCCGTCGTCAGTCGGCCGGGTCCGCAAGTGCGTGCCGTCGGCCAGGCCCATGTTGGTCAGGTCAGTCATGTGCGCGCTCCCGACGGTTACGCGCCCAGTGCGGCAGCAGGTCAGCCGTGTCGAACCGTCGGGCGCGCGCACACAGCCCCACGTGGAACGCCAGTCCAGCGTCGGCCAGGGGAACGTAGACGTTGACCGCCCAGCCGCGGGCGTAGGCCACGATGCCGCATCGTTCACCAGGCACGCGGTACAGCGTCACCCACCACCAGCGGTTCTGCAGCAGGTTCATCAGGACGCCGCCTGTCGATCGGCAATCAGGCCGATCAGGCACCCACGCGCGTAGTTGGCCATCCACTGCGCGTGTCGGGGGTCGAGGTGCCGGTGCTGTTCCCAGACCATGGACGCAATGACCCGACCGTCGCCAGTGGTCAGCTCGTAGTCAATCTCGCACCGGACGGTACTGACGTGGTTGACCATCAGCTGCCGTCCTTGGGCGACCGCGGCGCGACGACGTCGGCCAGGCCCGTCTGGGCCAGCCAGCTGCCCCGTTTGGACGACCACACCCCGGGTCGGCCGCGGTCTTTGGGGTCACGGGTGCCGGTGGCGCTGGCCGCGGTGGACCCCGCCGCCCCACGCAGTACGGTGCTGATCGACCGGGCGTCTTTCATCCGTCGTCCTTGCCTTGGGCCCGGCGCTTGGCCGTGGCCATTTCGATGACCGCGGCGGCGTGCATACATGCCAGGTTGGTGGCCCCTGCGGGCACCGACGCGGCGATCATCAGCCCCTGCAGTATGGCCTGCAGCGCCTGGGTACGGGTGGCCCCGTTGTCGATGATCTGCACGGCAATGTCGATTTCGCTTCCCAACATCTCCAGCGCACGGGCTTCTCCCGCGTCGATCTGGGCCACGTCCTGGGGGGACAGGGGCGGGTAGTCAGTCATCACGCCATCCAATCTGTTCGTGCAGTAGGGCCAGGGCGTCGCGCGCAGCAGCCCAGTGCCCCGGGGTGCGTGCCGCCCACAGCCGACCGCGCCAGTGGTCCCGCCACGCCCGCAGCACCCAGGTGGGCAACGCGTCGGTGAGCACGTAGGGCACCAGGGGCACGTTGGCCGGTGTGCGGTAGGGCGCGACGAACCCCCACGTCGTGATGCGCAAGGGCGTGTCGTCGGCGTGCACCACCTTGCCGGTCATCAGTAGTGCCCGCACTGTTGACAGCGGTTCTCGAAGCGCTGAGCGATGATGGCGCTGACCTTGCTGAACACTTGGTGGTCAGCGTCAACTTCCCACCCGCCACCGTCAGGGTTGATCGCGTTCATAATCTGGGCCAGGGCCTTGGTCGACAGCTGCGACAGGTCAACGGTGTCGGTCACCGGGCGTGCTGCGCTGTCAGTCGGGCTTCCAGGTTCAGTGCCCCGGCGCGGGCCATGGCGTTGTCGTGGCTCTTGAACCGCACCACCGACCGCGCCCGCAGCGGGTCACTGCGTCGCGGGGCACCACGCCACAGTTCGATGCTGCCGTCGTCACGACGGCGGGCCACGACGTAGGGCCGGGGCACCGACCCTGCCACACCGCGCACGGCCTGCCAGTCGGGACCGTCGTACAGCGTGGTGGGGTTCACCACGATGGCGGCCATTACGGGCCCAGCCAGACGTCCAGCGCCGCGCGCAGCCGCACACCGGCGGCCCGGTCCAGCCACACAGCGGCGCTCTCGCCGTCGCTGCTGTCTTCGGCATGCAGCAGGCGCAGATCGGGGTTGTCAGCCTGGTGGGACTGCAGGCTGACGGTGTCGCCGTCAGCGTCGGTGTGGGTCCAGCACACAATGAATGCGTCCATTAGAAGCCCGCCCTCGGGGTGCCGTGGTCCAGGTTGTCCGGGGACATATGTAGGGGGCTTTTCATCTGTAACAGGCGTCGTCGCTGGCGATCTTCGTGTTCGTCCAGCAACTGATCGAGAAACGCGTGGTACGGCTTTCCGGCGGTCACAGCCGCCAGTTTGAAGCGTTTCCGCAGCTCAGGGGTGCAGCCCTTGATCGGCAGCATGGACGTGCCCGGTCCTCCAGCAACGGGTCCAAGGCGGCCTTGGCGGCGCGTTCGTGGTTCTGGCGACATGGTCGACATGGTAACCCAGATCCTACTCTGACGCCAGAGCTTCGCCGTCAGCGTGGGCGCTGACGCTGGCAATGAACACCCGTGGGGCGGTCTCCCGCACCTTGTCCACCGCCAGCTCGTCATAGACCTTCGGGTCGAGCTGTTCCAGCATGGCGGGGTCGTACACCAGGTGGTCCAGACCGACCTTCCACCCGTCGGCGAACTTGATCGGCAAACCGTCCCAGTCGCACACCGCCGCGATCTCCCGCAGTGCGGTGATCGACGCTGCCACCGCGTCGTCCAGCGGTGCCACCGCGGGCATGCCCTCGTACACCCGTGCCACGTACGACGCCGGACGGTTGATGTCGGGCACCGGCGGCAACGTCCCCACTGCCTGCGCTGCCGCAGCCACTACCGCGGTCTTCTGCCGGGGTGGCACGGTCACGCTCACATGGGGCTTGACCACGCGCGACGCGGCCCACAGCTGCGGGTACGCACGTTTGACCACGTCCGCGGGCACGGTCCGGTACGACTGGCCCGGCTTGGTCGCGGTAGTGCGCAGCATCTTGCCCCCACCCACGATCAAGTCCCCCGCCAGATACCGCGCGGTCAGCACCGCATAGACCTCTGACCGGCGGTCCTTGATGATGGCGATCTGTGCCCGCAGATGGGCCAGTGTGCGGACGTGGTCGGCAAAGTACATCGGTCGTCCGGCGTGTGCGTCGACCTGGGCGCTGAACGGGGTCAGTGCAGTTGTGAGCGTCTTCGTTGTCATACCCCTCGACCCTACGCCATCGCGGGATACCTTGGCAACCCTACTGCTGCCTGCGCCCTACCCTAGGACTGCTGCGCCCGGATGGAATGCGCAGCATGGTCCGATGGTCTTGGCCTACGGTCACTTGCCTCACGCACGCGCGCATGTACGCGCCCGCACGCGCGCGGACAGATCCTTTGACAGTGTCAGAGGTCAAAGAACCCGACTGACGGGCCCTCGCTGCTCGCCCCGTCAGCGTACTACAAGTGTCAAGCCATATCCATCCTTGACAAGGCCGGGGGCCATATGGTAAGATCGCGCGCGCGTGAGGCGGGTGACCTTGGCAACCCAGTGCTACGATGCCCGTCATGGCCCAACCCACCCCCGGTGACCACCGCCCCCTGCTGGCCGCCCAGACCGACGCAGCCATCCTTTTCACCTTCGGACTGCTGTGTGGCCGACCCCTGGGCAAGAACGAGGCCGGGCGGCTGGCCGCGATGGTCACCGAGCTCGAACGCCGGGGTCTGTACGACCCCCTGCTGGCATCCCTGGACAGTTCGCTGGCAGCCCAGATTTCCCTGCTCGTCATGGTCGATAGAGGGGCACATTTCGCCTCGACGGGACAACGCCGCCAGGTGTAGGTGTTGTCCCTCTTGCGCGGTGCCGAGGCCATAGGTTACCTTGGTCACCGTACGGCGGGACTGGCCCGCCGACCCCGCAGAAAGGCCCCGCAATGTTCACCCTCCCCGTCAGCCTCCCGGCAATCCTGGCCGCGGCGGCGGCTGCTGGCGTCGTGCTGGCCCCGGCCGCACCCGCTGACCCCGTACAGGAAGACGACCCCGAGTGGTTCTGCGTCACCATGGGCGACCACGTCTGCGGCCCGCACAACGCCAACGGCGTGACCCCCGGCCTGTACGCCGACGGTGTCCTGGTCGCCAGCTGGCCCACCGCCAAGACCTGCCGCAACGTCGGCGGTGACCTGCTTTGCGACGAGGCGTTCCTGTCCCCGGCGGACGCGGCGCGCTACGACAGCGTGTTCGGACCGCAGCGATGACCGCCACGGGCTACCGCACGTCGACCATCACGACGACGTTCGTGACGCGCTACCCCGTCGACGCCCCGTCTACCACCGAAGAAACGGTCGTCGCCACCGTGGTGCCCACCGCGGCCACCTGGCTCGACTACGACATCATCCGCGAGTTCGTCGCCCACGGGCGCAAGACCCGCCGCTTCACCATCGACGAAGTACGGCTGATCTACACGCGGGTCACCCGGGCCGGTGACCGTCCTGCCTGGAAGGCCCAGGACGTCACTGCCACCGGCCTGGCCGTGCGCACCG